CCGCCTCTGATCTGCTCCATCGACCACGTTTTGAGTTGCATCTTCGCGGCATTGCGGAAGTCGATGTTGGACTTCTGCTGCTCTTCATCAGTCACCACGACACCATTTCGCCTGGTCGTGACGTTGATGGCGTGACCGTAGTTGGAAAGCGCCTCTTCGCTGCCTTCCAAGACTGTGTTGCCGCTGACGCCGGCGCCCTTCAGCCTGCCAACGAGTTGGACCGTGACCCGGTCGCCGGCTTTCTTGGTGAGATCCTCGACCATCTGAATGACCGAGTTCTCGTTCGATCCCATGTAGCGGGCGAAACGATTCTCTCGCACGTATTCCACGAAGAAATCATCGTCCCACTGTTGGACGGTATTGTTTGCACTGACTGCAACATCAGCCATGACTTAACCTCATTTTTTAGCGCGCCCCGGTGCTCCGGCCAACGCGGCATCAAGAGAGGTTGGCCCCTGCCAGCCGGGTCCGGACGTTCTCTTTCCGGCACCGACATTGCGGACTGTGGCCAACGATTTGGGGAGGTTCGGGTCAGGAGCCTTGGTCTCTACCTGCTCGGCTTCCAGCTTCGCACGAATCTTGGCTTCGTACGCTGTTGGGTTGTCACCGATATCGGCAATCATCTCCGCGCGCTTGGCAAAGTTATAGGCCCATTCCGCAGGGTCCGGCTCTTGCCGAAGCTGTTGGCGGATATGGGGCTGGCTCTTTGTCAGTTCGGCAAACTGCCCCAGCGTTTCATCGAAATCCTCATGTCGTGCCCTGCCCTGAGCTTCTGACATCGCCATCAACGTGCTTCCAAGACTGGTGTTGATACGGCTTTCCAGGTCACTCAGGTTTTGTGTCAGGAAGGCTTGAGGATCGGCGTAGAAGTCGAGTTTCGGCTGTTCGGCCGTCTCGCCCTTCTGTCCGATTTTCGACAAATGCGGGAGTAGCTGGCCAACCTGCTCAGTCAGCGCGTTGTAACGCTTTTCGAGATCCCGGCGCTTGGCCCGTTCCTCATGGACAGCATCAATGGGCACCGTCTTGGATTCGGGTTTCTCGGGTTCCTCGGCAGGAACTTCCGGCTGTTCAACCGTTGGCTCTGCCGCCTGTTCGACAACCGGAGTCTCGGGTGTTTCCACCGCTGACTCAGCCGTCTCAACCACTGCCGGAATCCCGGCTTCGGTCGGTTCGTCACCCGTGAAAATCTCTTCCAAGCTTTTACCCATTTCACTCTCCATCGCCCGTCACGTCGGCGAAACACGAACGCCCGTACGGCGGCGGCCCGAACGCCCGAAACTGCCCGGCGGCGGCATAGATATAGACTTGTGTTAGATGCCCAATCTCAACTGACGCCGCTTCAGTGCGGCATCCAGAGTCTTGGAATTCGTGTCGGCCATATCCTCAGTAGCCTTAGCCTTCTCCGACACGACCTTGGCGCGGGTCAGATCCACCTCAGCCGCAGCGCCCGACATGGTAAGCGTCTTGATGGTGCGTTCTTCCTGCTTGGCAACCTTGGCGTCTTCCGCCTGTTCGGCCTGAGCATCTTCGTTGCCGCGCATCCGCTCCAGGATCGCTTCCTTGTTCCTCAGATCCGAGGATTCGATCAGCAGGTCTGCCATGTCCGGAGGCAGGACGCCCTTTTCAAACAGACGGAACATCTTATCAAATTGCTCATCGCGCAGCGTGACGATATCCGGACCGTCATCAAGCGAGATATCCACATCCAATTCGGCGATTTCGTTCTCGACAGCGGCAACAGCATCCAAACGCGGATCGTCGGGGAATGTTCCTATTTGCTGCATCGCTGCGGCTTGTTCCTCGGGTGGAAGCTGGCCGATCTGGTCTCCAAGGGTGACAGGGCGATTTACAGCAACCCACCGTAGATTACGCTCATCATCCGTAACCCTGATCCACCGTTCCTCGGTCCAGAACTGCCGAATGCGGTTCCAGACTGCCCGATAGGTGGCCCGCGACCATCTCCTATGGGCGTCGGTCATCGGCTCAAGTTCTACAAATCCGCCCTGTTGTTTGGCCTGGATGGCCCGTCCCGATTCGCCCTCAACATCGCCCTGCATCGCCGCGTTAGGACCTTGAAGATCAATCTCGCGGTGGGCGTCCTGGAGTAGGGCAACCTGACCCGCCGCCAGTTCACCATTCTCCTGAACTTCAAACCGACCGTTCGGAGCCACTTCGATATAGGCATCCGGCCGCGCAACCTCATTGCGGATGGCCTGACGGTTGTTGTTGCCGTCGCCCGTGCTCGCGGTGCCGTCGCTGATCACCCTTCGGGAATTGACCGCATGGAGAGCCTTGGAACGCCGCTTGTTGATCTCATCCTGTGGCCAGATGAACGTCTGGATATAGCCGTACCGGTTGTTGTCCCGGTCGATGAACGCCGACGCCATAATGAGAGAGGATTCCGGCCGTCCGAACTCATCCATGTACGGGGAAGGCTGGGGATCGTCCAAGAAGCCGCCCTTGGTGATGGTGGACTGTTCCCAGCCGTCCGGCCGGTTTTCGTGCATCTGAACAACACGAACACGACGCCGTTTGTTGTCCGACCACACCCGGAAAACCGGCTTGTCATCGTAGGTGTCGGAAATGGATTGTTCGTTCATCGTCGCCGACAGAACGTCTTCACGGTCGGGCCAGATACTCATGGCCTCATCAATGTCCATCCAAATCACGATGAACTTGTACAGCGCGTCGGAAAAGTCCGGCTCCCGGGAATGAGGGTCGTAACCCAGGCGGTCCCACGGCACGTACTGGAGTTTGATCTCCAGCTTGCCGTTGGGCAACTGCTCGACAACCACGTCAGCGCCGCCATAGCCCTCGATGACCAGATTATCCCAGACAGCAGACCTGACGTAATCCCAGTCATTATTGTCGCATACGAAGCGGATGCTATCTGTGGCCCCGTCCGCGTCCTGTTCATGAACCGGAGTTCGGGGATACGCCTTCGGATCGGTCCTCAACCTTCGCTCGACACCCCGGAGAAAATCGACCTTGGGCTTGATCCGATTGAACACGACAGCAGCCTGACCGCGCTTTTTCAGCAGTGCTGTCTCTTCCGCCGACCATTGCTTGTTGTCGTAATAGTCACGGTTGCGCTCGGAATCCTTGCGTGCGGGTTCCGTCGCCTCTTCGGACGACTCGACATACCCGACAAGCCGGGTCAGATCGTCGCTGATCGTGTCTTCATGAGGCATCGACAATCCTTAAGAAGCGGGTTTGCCCTTGACCAGCATCGGACCGGTCTGCTGGGTCGGGCTCAACTTTTGTAACCGCTGTTGCGCCGTGGCCAAGATTTGGTCTTTGTTCTGCATTACCGCAGCAAGGTTGAACAGATTGGTGTACTCGCTCAAAGGAATCGTGATCATCTGTTCATCAGTCATATGAATGCGGTCCTCGGTTTCATCCGGAACAAGATGTCCCTAATGGTGATGTGATTGCTGACATGGCCGGTCGAACCGATCTGGATTTGCACGAACCGGCCGTTGCGGATTGTCAGATTGCGGTCATTGTCGCCGCCATCCGTGATGGTCAGGTCAACCCCGACGTGTGATGCCGGATCAGTCAGCTTGGCTACGGTTCCGGCAATGAAGACCTGGACATCGAACAGTTGCAGGGGTCCTGCAGGCACGGCCGAGAGATTGAACCGAATGCCGTTGACCCGCTTGATCAGCCCAAAGTCGATGATGATGTCGTGAACGTGGTCGAAATCGTGCTGCCAGTTTTGATTATTCACACCATCGATGGCTTGGATGGCTTCGTTACCGACTTCCTCGCCGCAGACCGACTGTATGGTTCCCGGTCCTAGCCTTAGATCGGCAGGGCTCATCCAACGGTGGTCTACAGCATCGAAGCTCTCCGGGACGGTGACAGTCTCATTGGCGTAGAAATCGCCCTGATCGCCCAGCGTGTGCAGTTCGTCCTCGAAGAACGCATTGAACTCGGCTTCCGTCTGCACACCGGGCACACCCGCAACCATCGTCGCCTTCACATAATCCGGCTGTGAGAGGATGTCTTGCAGTTCCAAGATCCGTGCGTCGGCTACGGCTTTGTCCAACTCCGCAGGGCCGTCGAAGGCGTTCAGGGTCGTTGAGTTTTCCCGCTCGAAGAACTTACGCGCCATCGCTCAGTCCTTCGGACAAACCTTCGGCATCTGACCGTACCTTAGTATCAATTCCTCATCAGCACTTTGAGAAGTATGTTCGAGGGATGAACAGCCCTTAGTTGTTTTTCCTTTCGGAGGGCCATAGGTAAACTCGCCGTGTGGAAATGAAACAGATTGATCTTCGTTCTTTTCAGTCATGGTCGAACTTCCTTTCTTAGTTCACATCCCGCCATCTGTCGGTGGTCGCATCGTGCCAAATGCTGATCGATCCACCATTGGCACCAAGAACGATATTCGCTGCGGTGCTGAACAAGAACCGGTTGCCGGCTGCGCTGGCCGCGTCCTGATGGGTCAAGGTGATGGCGTCCACTGTCCCGATATTGACGATCTTTTGCGTATCGCTGCCCTGCTGAGTGGCGATGCCGGTAATGTTCACTCCCCCCAGATCGTCGGTCGTCAGCCGCCAGACCTGCCGCATGGAATTCCCTGTGGCGGGAGCGTAGTCGTTCACACTCACCGTGAGAGCTGACGGACTCAGCGGTTCGAATGCATCAACTCCGCGAGCGGTGCGGCGGCCAGTATGATAGAGGGCCGCCGTATCACGAGTACCCGTGATCGTGTTGAAGCTGGTGGTCATCCCGCCAATGCGGAACGTCGCAATGTCGCTGATTGAACCGGTTGCGGTAGCTAGGGAAATGGCATTGACAGCCCACGCCGCCACATCGCTCATCGTGAGCGTATCGATATCAAGATTGCCGGCTTGGGTCAGCAACACATCCGCCCAGCCACCACCAACAGCTACAAGCCTATCCGGCGCCGAAATCTTGAATATATTGTTCCCGATGGCGCCGACTTCGCCGAAAGTGCAGCGGTCGAAACCTAGTGCCAGTTCCGTATAGTTGGTCTGTGAAACGCCAAAATCCTGTGCGGTCCAGATGTAGGTGTCCCGGCTGGAAACGGTCGAAAAGTTCATGCGCAGATTGTCACCGACAAGCGGATCGAATTTCAGATCGGTGCCGTCCCACAATATCTGGACATCACCACCAGCAGCGCCAAGCGACAGGCCAAGGGTGTCCGATAGAATTTGCAGCAAGCCCACGTCAACAATGAAACCACCACCGAAGTCACTCTGCGCACCCCCGGCATTGTTCAGGAAGAACGAGAGGGTAGCCGCCGGAAGGGCGCTGTTGACGACGATCTTCGTAACATTCCCGCCAAAATTCATAGACGAATAGTTGAGACCGATATATCCAGTCATGGTCTCGGTACCGGTGCCTGTCTGGAACAGGGCCACAGCCGGCGTTCTACAGTTTATCCCTATGATGGTTCCAAAGTTGACCGTTGACCCGACCACAGTGGAATAGGTGGGATTGACCGTTACGGCACTATCGCCGATTGATTTCGTCATCACCGCACCGGACACCGAGGCCCTAGTTTGTGGCGAGAACGACAGTCCAACGGTCTGCGTCGCTATGCTGGTACCGGAGGTTATGCGGGCATGAACAACGCCACAGTTCAACACCAGAGCTTGCACAAGGTTGAAGTTGCCGGAATTCTGGATAATCGGCAGGGCGTTAAAGAGCGTGAAGGCCGCGAACCCAGGCCCGACACCCGCCCGATAACGTGAGTTGTCAGCCAGTGTCGCAACGATGAACAGGGCGTTCGTATAGGTTATGTCGGCAGCGGCGGAAATCATGCCGCCGATATAAGCAGCCGGCGAGAATGTGGGCCGATACCGTATAGCGACCTGATCGTTTGCGCTAACGTCGCCGATTTCCAAGGGCGAATTGAAGTTCATCCGGTCAACCGCAACGTCGAACAGGTTGGCCCCGGCGTTGTCCTCAACCTCGAAAAGTTCCGCGGCTATCGGGGTTGCGTTGTCGCGGATCGTTACCGCGCCGTTCGTACCGTCAACAACGATCTCAGGACTTGTGGAATTGTCGTAGGCGAATTGAAGCGTGGCCAGTGTGCTCAGATCGATGAACTCAAGGGCCGTTCCGCCAGCGTTGCCCCGCACGAACTGAAGGGCCGTGATGCTTGCCGGAGTGTCCGTTAAATCGGTCCATGCTGACGCCCCTCCACCAGCAGGTGCCCACAACCCCAGCATCAGGCGCCAATCACGGAAATCTTCATGCCGGTTTCCCGTGTCACGCCGAAGCCCGCATACAGCTTTTCCCAGATCGGCTTGTCAGTCGTGGTCGCTGTGGGATCGGCCCCAAAGAGGATATGACAATCCGCGTCTGCCGTGATCAGCACGTATCGGGTGTTAGCACCAAATGCTACTGACTTTGCCTCGCCGGCTGTAAAGTCAATCGGCGTATGATTCACCACGGATGGCTCGTGCGGCGCCGGCACGATATTACCGCTCATGCCGCGCCCCATCTCCTGGTACTCGAAGACGTATAGAAGAGCCATCAGGCGGCCGGCTGTAGCCCGATCTCGGCGAGCTTGGAATCATACTGCGCAATCATCGATTCCGCCTTGGCCATCTTCCGGTCAGTCATCGCCGATTTGCGGTCAAGATCCGCTGTCCTGTCTGGGATTGCCTTCAAACGGGCTTCCCATTCCTGCAACCTGGTGGTTTCCGTATCGCGGAACGTGGCGAATTCCTTGCGATTGGCCGCCACCTTGGCAATCGATGCGTCGGCCTTCTCACGCGCCGTGGTGGCCTCGGCGAGTTCGGTTGCTGCCGCCGCCTCGGCTTGCTCGCTGGCCTTGGTGGCAGCTTCCTTCGCCGCTGTCGCATCCCTTGACGCTTTCGTAGCAGCCCGAAGCTTTTTCTCATCATTACGCATTTGAGCCAGCGCGGATGAGAACCCGTCGCCCTCCATCATGTCGCGCATGGCCGCAAAGCCCTTCATGACAGGAATCAACGCGTCCATTTCCCTGCGGTTCATCATCCCATATCCTCTGCAAACGTGATCTTCCCGAACGACACGACGCTCTTTGCGCTCGAAGATGTCTCGGTCACCTCAAGCTCAAAGTGAAACTTGCCCTCCAGATCGTCGGTGTCGGTGTCCGCTATCGTCACCGTGACAACCGAACTTGAGACAGCCCCAGTCTTGGTGATCTCAGCCGTGTCACTCGGACTTGGTCCACTGGCAATCGTGAACGAGAATGTCCCGGTGATCGACACCACTGTCCCGGCCCGATCCCGCATGGTGAATGTCAGCGTCCGATCCTCGCCAGAGAAGATCCGGACGAACTGCGGCCGGACCCGACCGCCCCACCATGCGTCTACCGGAATATCTGGTGCTGCCATGTGCGATACCTTTGTGCGTCACGCTTGACCGGGCGTGCGTAACAGTGCATAACGCTTGTGCGTCACTAATTTGGAGCGTGCGTAACGCTGTGCATAACGAACCGAACAAACGACACCCAGAATGCCCTAACGTTCACATTGGGGTTTGCCCAACATGTCGCCGTTTATATGCGAGAGACGAGGGTAAGATTAATGCGATTTCTAAAGTGCCGAACAGGCAAGAACCCGACAGAGATGTTGTTGAAGTGGCTAATCGGAATGCGCAGCGAGAAAGCGTGGCTCGAAAGTCAGGACAGATGGATATGGCACGCAAAGCCCTAACCGCTGCGGAGCGCCAGAAACGCCACCGCGAGAAAGACCCGGAAGGCTACAGGGCTTGGAACCGCAAGCGCATGAGAGAAAAGCGCGCCAAACGCTAGACAACCCGCCAACCGTGCGACTCCGTCTCATCATCGCACGGCATCCATCGATCCCTAGGCTGCTTGGGTAGCTCGATCACGTCCCGCACGCCTACGGCGCCGTACCTGAATGCATCCGCTGCATGAGATGACCAATCGTGTAGAGGACGCCCTTTCCAGTTCCGCAGCTTGTCATCCCACTCCTGATGGTACTGCCGTAAACATTCCAATCCACGCTCGCATTTGACCTTATCGAACCGACAGCGGGGCAGGATCAAACGGCTTGCTTGGATACCCTCATCGACCGACAGCTTCGGGACAATCGTCCCCCTAACCCCTAGGCGCATCATGGTTTCGTAGCGTGTCCGGCCCGTGCCCCATTCCCCGTCGTTGATGTCGTGCGGGAATAAATGACCGCTGTTCGGCCGCCGGGGATCGCCGTAGATATATCCCCTGTCCTGGAGCACCTTGACGTAGTGATCCGCGCCGACACCGCTGGATTCGTAATAGTCGATGAGGTGGATCTGACCCCGAATAAGCTGGACAAACCAGATCGCCGTCGCGTCTCCGTAACCGATGTCCCACCACGTCTGAACCGGGTATTCCGGCTCGTGTAAGACCTCTCCTATGCGATCCTGAGCCTCGGCTTGGGCAATGAGCTTGCCGTAGTACGAACCCACCAGGGCGGCTTCAAACGAGCAATAGAACTCTTGCTCGATCATCTCGTCTGGCATCCCCGCGGCGCGTTCCTCTTCAATCGCTTCCTGTGAGATTACGCCAGTGTCGTCAACCGTCAGCTTCTCTGCGAACCATCGCGGGTTGTTGATCGCCATATCGTACAGGCTGGACCCGTGGTTGCGTCCCCTCGCCGTGTAGATGAACACTGCCCATCCACCGTTCTCCGCCAATATCGGCCGTATGAAGTCCCAGGCTGTCGGATTGGCTAATGCCCACTCGCTGAAGATCACGCCTACCGGGTTGGCGCCAACCAGGCTGTTGTAATTGTCACTCCCCACCGCCTGCCAGATCGAACCGCACTTAAGCTCGATCTTCATGTCCTGCTTATGTGTGGAAAGCCTTGCTTCCTTCGGAAAAGCCTGATCGATCATCCGCCGGCCTTCCCGGTCAATGCCGTCCCAAATGACCTTGCGGGCTTGGTTCTGCTCTGGAAGCATATGCCAGTAAGTCCCAACACGCCCATGTGCTGCCGAGGCTGTCCAGTTGAGGGCTGTGCTGTCTTTCCCCGCTCGACGATGCCAAACCGCAACCGCTCGCGTTCCTCCGGTCTCAAGGTATTTCCAGAGCGGCAGTTGGTGCCGTCGAGGGTCCCAGTCGTTAGGAATCCGTATCGTCGTCGTCATACTTGACCATCTGAATGATTACCGGGCCAACGCCGTCCGCACCAGTCAATGACACCGATTGCAAGTCAGGCAAAGCCTTGCGCAAAAGGATCTCAATAGCCTTGATCTGCGTTGTAGACAATTCAACCTTATCAATCACATGATCGTGCAAACGATTTAGCAACTGACTTGTCTTGATTTTCAGCCGCGTATTTTCGTCATGTCTGATCTTTTTTATCCGTGCTGGCATCGCTCACTTCTTACGCCACGTCTTCTTGCCGCCCTTACGATTGTCCCGCACGAAACCGGGAATCTGATCGATGTCATCTCGCTCATCGGATGAGAACGCATGGGTTCCGTCATCCAGCTCGCGCAGTTGCAGCCCGGCGGATATGCCTACCATCATGGGGGCATGGCCGATCAGGTTCTCTGGTGTGCAGCAGCATCGGATTTCAGTCATAGGATTCTCCAGTATATGTCATCAGTCCCGCTCCGGCAGTCCGGCCGCTTCCCGTGCCTTGTCTGCTACCCTCTGGGCCTTGTTCAGGCTTTGCAGGGCTTCTATGTATAGGTCGAGGGCCGAGGGCTTCT